CGCCAGTCAGCAAAAGGCTGATGCCAAGACTAATCAGAGCACTAACGCCAAAATCACCGGCCTGAATGTTGGGAAGATGCGCATATTCTGCAGGTCTTAATCGACCGCGCTGCCTAACTTCAGCTGCAAAAAGTTGATACTCTTTTTCTGTAATTCCAATCGTCTTGATTAATTCTCTTTCGTACGGAAGCAGTGGTACGTCGTAAACAGACGGGCCGAAGACCATTGCACCCTCTCCGACATTCGATTGACGTACAAGATTCCCGTCTGCCATGTGACTGCGAATGCCCAGGATTGCTGCGGTAACAGCAGAATATCCCCATCATACTCAGGCTTCTTGACCCGAAAACCCCAGTTCAACAAATCACGAGATACTTCCCATTTGCTGGCTTCGTACCAAGATTGCTTAAACGGTGGAGCTTTGATGCCAAGCTTGTTCCAAACCTCATAACACAAGTGGATGCAATCAATATGGCCATCGCTGCCGTCAGCACCTAGCCGATACGGCATCCCAATGAGATCAGCGCAGCCGGACATTGTTACTTACTGGCAAGTTACCCACAATTCGTTGCGTCAACGTGCGCCTTGGTACGTCCGTTCCAACAGCATCAAGCACTGAACTCAGTTCTAGGTTTAACGATGTGTTGTCCCATTGCCCGCCCGTTACTTGGCCGGTGTAGGTGTGAACGATCGTGTTTGTTGTTGCCAAGCCTGTATCGGGGTCTGGGTCTTCAATAATCAACACATCAACTTCCATCAGCCAACTGCCTTCAATCGCACTAACGCCCCAGACACGAGACAAGTCGTTATTCGGGAAAACTAGCGTTGCCTCTAAACCATCACCCGTGCGGTTAACAGTGACACCAGAAAAACCAAACGGCACAAACTGATAGCCAGAACCAGAGTGCGTAATCTCTTTGCCAATAAAAAAGTTCTGGAAGCGGTAAAGCTCTGTTTGCTCAGGCTTTATTCGTAGCGCATGGCCAAAGGCAAAACTTGTCATAGACCCAACCTCTTACGAGTACCACCGCTCATCTGTAGTCGTTTTAGCGTGTTCTGTTCTCCGCGTTGTGCGCCTTGTGCCGCTGCACTTTGCATTCCACTTTGGAATTGATCAGCGGTTACATAGTCAACGCTGTTGATACGTTCCACGGTGTAGCGAACGTCGATTGGTGCGGCAACTGCAGTTCCTCCACCCTCGCCTGACGTTCCAGATCCTCCTGCTTCTGGGATAACAGAAGAGCCACGAGCACCACGCGAGTAACGCGTCATGCTTTCGCGCATTTTGGACTCGGGAATAACGTATTCGCCCTGACCGCCTTCACCGACAAGAGCGCGAGTTGGACTTGAGATGTAACCACCACTTGCTACCGCTACGCTGCCCGGGCCAAACGGGTTTATACCCTGGTCAACTCCGTTGATGTTTAGACCTAACCCGGTTTGGCTAGCTCCCCCGGGCATAGTTGATGGTGGCGTTGTAGATTCCCCGCCGCCCATTCCAGCAAAGGCGCGTGCAATCCCAATCGCGATATAAGTTGCGATCATTTGGGACGCCTGTTGTGCCAGCACATCTGCAATGCTTCTCAGCATGTCGGCAAATACTTGTTTGACTGATGTCGCTCCAGTAACCAACCCCTGCAAACCGTTGACCAGTGAACCGCCAATTGCATTGCCAATACCCTGAGAAACATCAACAGCAACTTGCTGCAAGTTATTTAGGTCTTCAGTGGCTTTACGAATGAACGCGTTTAAAGGCTGTTGCGCTACAGCCAGCTGCTCCATGATGCTGCCAGCCTGCGCTAACTGATCGCCTTTCAGTCCTTTGTCTTCAAGTTTTTTCAGCTCTCTTGCAATCTTCAGGCGATCTCGTTCCGCTTGACTTGTCGCCTCTGTCATCAGAAGCTGATGCTCAAGACCTTCGATCGTTGTGTCAAAAAGTTCCTGGCGCTGGCGCTGTTCTTCCGTAATGTCACGCTCAGTTTGACGCTGCGCTGCAAGCTTTTCAGTCGCTGCATTGATGTTGATCGCATCAATCAATCGCTGGTCTTTGACCTTTGTTAGATCTGTTAGACGCTTGGATTCAATCTGAGCAATTCGTTGCTCACCTTGTAAACGAATAACAAGCTGTGAATCGCTTGCAGCCTCGGCCGCAGCAATTTTGTCCTTAAAGGCAGAGATCTCAAGTATCTTCTGTCTTTCTTGCTCAAGTGCTGCCAGTTTTTGATCTAAACGTGCCTTGTCCTTGGCAGCTTTATCCCCGCCACTGACTGAAAAATCTCTTCGATCTTGTTTTGTGACTGGGATTGAAACGGTTGTTTGCCTTAGGCCACCCATTTCCTCCAAAACTTGCGCTTGAGCCGCTTGAAGCGTCATTCTTTCGTTTTGCGCCGCGCTTCTTCCCTTCCCAACCCTGCCCTGCAACTCCTCAACTCTTGCCTCCGCTGCAGAACGTTGTTCTGGGTCAAGATCTCCTAAGAATGCGCTAAACTTCCCGCCCTGCGTTAGCCGTCCCAATAAATCATTTACGGCCTTCAGGAACATGTCCAAAGGCCCTGAAACCAACGCAAACAGTTGCGTTGTCAGCTCATTCCACAGTTTTGTTGTCTTGCTTGTGGTTTTACCCAGCTCTTGCAATGAACGGACCCCTTCATTGCCAATTAATTGAGTTAGTTCATCTGTCAACAACGCCGCTAGTTCTTCGACCCTGCCTTGCTCTTCAAGCTGGAATGCTCTTTCTTTTATCTGTTCAGTGCTAAATAACGACTTTTCACGTACCAACTCCAGCGCACCGCCGGTTGAGTTCAAAGCTTGGCCCACCTTCGCCGCTTCTTTCGCAAATGCTTCGACCTGTGCAGTGATTGCACTAGCAGCAATTGCCCCGCCTAATCCACCTGCCGCTCCACCAAGCCCCCCGGCCAATGCCTGGATTGGACCGCCACCAAATAACAGTGGGAAGCCAGCGCCTGTTGCGATGTCTTGGAATTTTCTGGACCTCCCCGAAGCAGCAGCTTTTTCTAGCCTTTGGCGACTTGCAATAGCGGCCTTATCCCTTTTAAGTTGATCTGCGGCAAACTTTTTCTCTGCGTTTGCGACATCACGCGCCGCCCGTATTCGTTGATCGCGTAAAAAACGAACACGTTTTATATTTGTTTGCTGAGTTTTTTGCGCTTTTGTTTCGCGTAAACGATCCAGGTCTTCGATACTTCGCCTAATAAGATCGGCTTCTTCTTTCTGAGCACGAACACCAGCGGCTCTCGCAGCTGTCGGCCTTCGCTTGCCTGATGCAGCAAAAGGATTTTGTAGTTTTTCTAAACGTTTTTCTAATTCCTTAAGTTCACTATCCAGAACTTTTACGCGAAATTCGATCTCGCTCTGATAAGCCACAGCACCTCGCGCAAACTTATCGCAGTCTACCTTCGACGACGAGCTTTTCGCATCTCCGCTTCTTGGTCCTCATTGACAATTTTAAAATACGCGCTCCAACCCAAGACCTCTTCTGCAGTCATCGTCGACCGTAGCTCCGACAAGCTCATACCAAGCTCCTTGGCAATACCAAATTGCAGCATGAGCCAGTTGTCCTTACGAAGCTCGGCGCTTAGGATTTTGGGTCGATTGCCTCTTCTTCTTCGTCTTCAGTCAAAATTGCCAGCATCAAAGCCTGCAAATCCTTATCCTTCACCTCGTTTTTCAATACATCAACTTCACCAGCCAGAAACAAAGACTCCCCCACTTCATCCTTAGCTTTCGTAATCAGTAGCTGTAAAGCAAACGCATTGGCGTCATCCGATCCAGCACGCTTTTGGGCGCGTTCACGTTCTGCCATCGTCAATGGCGTAACCCACATCTCAAACTCGCTGTCATCTGAAAGAGTAACGACTCTTTTTGTTGCTTCTAAATTTGCGGCTTTCTTGAGACGGTCAATGGCGCGTAATGCCATGAGTTACAACTAATTGTCTTACTACACTAGCACTAAAAAAGCCCCTAACAATGTCAGGGGCCTCTTTATCATCAATCGACTATTAGCTCTTAGCGAAGTCGAATGTAGGAGCTGCAGTTGGACGGAAGTTAATTGATACTGCCTGTGCGTCGTCAGGAGTAACTGAATAACTTGCGGAAGTCAGCACTGCTTCCATTGAGATGGAGCGGCTAGCTGCATCGTCTGGCGTACCAGCTGAAACAACTGCGTCCATATACAGCTTGAAAGTTGCGCCAGCTTGGTTGCGCTGAGTAACGTCTTCAATCAAACGAGCCGAAATGCCGGTGTCGTCGTCAGTGAAGTAAACCTCGGCTGAACCTGTGCCATCCGCAAAGCCGGAAATAAAGGTTCGGAATGGTGCGGTTTGGCCTAGCGTGCCACCGATGCTTGTTACATCGATCTCTTCACGGGTTACTTCAAAGTTCCAAGAGCGCACGTTTGCAACTGCTTGAAACTCGGTAAACGCAATTGTGAAGGCGCTGGTGCCGTCAGTTCCGTCGTTTGACAGGGCAAGCACAGAACCGCCTGCTGTTGCAGAAAACGTTGCTGCGCCAGTAGAGGCGGTGTAGGTCTTGACGAAAACAGGAGTTCCTTCGGCTAAACCGCCGGGAAGAGTGCCCCCGCCAGCAGTAAACGAAACTTTGTCGTTTACTTTGAAGTTCAGAAACGTTCCGACTTTGATGGAATCGCTAGCGTTAGTGACATCTGCAGCCTTGAAGGTTCCAGATGTGCCAGCTGGCTTGTAATAAAGGGCTCCAGAGGTGCCCGAAAGGACGGTAGCCATTCGTGGTACTGAGAATGGTGGACTTACGGGCGAAACCCGGACTCCTACAGCTTAGCGTGCTGTCAGCGAAACATCTAACCGTGATCTTCGGCAATAAAGCCAGCGTCTATACGTCCCATCATGTGGGGAGATTGTTCAGTCGTTGAAAAAGTAGGCCCATTAACTACTCCAGGGCGAAGATAAATGCCTGTAGCCGCTCTAGTTGACGCACTTAAACTAAGCAGCGTTGTGACTGCTGTGTCTACCAACGTCTGATTTCTTGCGGGGCCTTTACCTTTTTCGGTGTACACACGAATGACAATAGAACCTCTAATTCGGTCAAGGTTAGTAGTTAATCCTTGCTCTGTAGTTAACCCAAAACTTAAAGAGACTTTGATGTATTCCGTTGTTGAGCTTTCTGGAGTGGCAGTAATGTTGTCGAAGAAAACAGGCACTGCAGGGCTTAATGCCCCAAACGCTGTCTGGATGGGTGATTCAACTGCAGCGCGAATAGTTTGGTATCTCATAGCCTGCGAAGCATGTTATTTACTTCAATACTGACAGATTTGTCCAATCTTCCGCCAGTTACATACTTGGCAAACCAATCCTCTTGCGCTGTTCTTGAGGCGTCTCCACTGCCACCTCCGTTTATTTCATACCGACGATGCAAAGAACCCGGACGACGCTGGCCAGACAGCTCCCATTTGCTAAGGCCAAGCTGTGTTTGAGGTTGCTCAGTTGGGCGATAAAATCTGCCATCTACCAAGTCAGTTGCATACCCTGCCCATCGCGAATAATTAGAAACCGTAAATACAACTTTATTTGTTGTGGCTGTGGTGCGGAACAAAATTCTTGCTGCTTGCGGCCCTGTGAATGGAGCGTTCATAAATTTCACAGCACGAGGTTCGCCAGGGCCTCCATCGCCCTTCACCTGTTGCCCTTGAGGCCCAAGTATTTGCCAGGAGTTGGAAAAACGTCCAGTCCAGCTTGGGCCTTCCTGTTGCAACTCTTTCACAGTGCGCTCGGCAGCCTTGATAGTGCTAAGCAGGGCCAACGAAGCCGTGTCTTGGTCTAATCGTTGAATTAAATCCTTAGTCTTTTTAAAAATCATTGCGGCCTCGCAATAATCGTGTGGAGCAAAGGATCTTCACCCCGAAGACTCAACACATTTAAAATCTTCGCTTCTCTAGTCACGCCAGCTTGCGAATACTGAATACGGTCAGCTTCAGTCGGATAGTAAGAGTTCAACTCATCACCACCAAGAATAACCTTGATGTCAGTTGTTTGATAAAGCCCTTCGCTTTCTCTTGCTGAAACATTAGAAATCAAACCTTTCAGCACAACAGACGTGTCCGCACCAGTCACAGCACCTGTTGCTGGGTCGTAAGTGCGTGGCGTTGTCGTTTTGACAAGCGTGATGTCTTGGCCCCATTCGTCCAGTAGATCTTTGGGGATTGACTTAAAAGTGCTGTCTACAAGTGACATCTCAACCCCTCACCATACGAACTTGATAAGAGCCAGAACCTCCAAGACAATAAGCACCAAGATAAGACTGCAGCCAAGGGTAAACGTCGAATACGTTATTGACAGTTCCAGTAGCTTGGCTAGCAGTGTTGTACTTGACCTTGAGGTCTCCGAGTTCGACTTCTTCGTATAACCCCTTATCGCCGGTATTCCCTGTAATCGCGTCCGTGTCATTAGCCAGCTCAAACGCTAGTAGATATGTAGCTTTTTTAATTGCGTTTGGGATAGCCGAACAGGTCAGCTCTACTCGATCGACATGATAATTATTGCGCGGCCAACTTAAGGCTTGGCTTGAGTCGCAACGATCACCGTAGAAATTCAATGTGTCAATCCAGCTTGTAGCTGAAATCAATGAACGGTTTTTGTTGTCGTCTGACTTGTTGTCCCACTGCGTTGAGCTTGGAACGGTTTCAAAATACGCGTCTGCCTCTGCCAACGTCACAAAGCTGTTGGCTGTCTCACTCTTGAGTGTGGCGTTGATCGTGGCAGCCATAAGACAATAATAAGGTGGCCCCACCTAATGGTAGGGCCTTTGCTCTGATCAAGATCAGATGGTGCTGGTATCCAGCGGAGAGTTGACAGTCAACTGAACCATAGGGA